CGAAAGATCACAAAAAGGGCCTGCTGTGCATACCCACTACTAGAGTAATCTAGTAACACAAGAAGGGAAGATCTCAGTTGACTGCCTCTTTACCACGTACTACTGTGCGAGATATTAATCTCACGCAGCCAGCAATAAAGCTGATCAGCACGGGGAAACCCTATAATGCTGATAATACGTTTACGGGAGGTCAGTCGATTAGTAGATTATACCAATCAGAGGGGCATCCTGTTAACCGTAAAACCGGAAAACGGGAATCTGGAGGACCATTTCATGTGGTCCACTCCGGTCCCTTTTGGGACTGTGGTACCGTTTCGAGAATTGTGAACCAGGGCTTGAGTAGAGTATACTCTGGCCCTGTGTTTTGCACTCTTGTTACGGTTCCAGACATGTGGGCGAATTACAAAGGCAAAGTTGAAGATCGAGACGTTTCTGAGCTCGACTCCGACGGTGCCACTGCTATTTCCCTATGTGCGCCAACGAATCCTACCGCCAATCTCGGTGTTACCCTTGCTGAGACGTACCGTGAGGGAATTCCTTCCCTCCCGGGCATCCAGTCTTGGGAGCACCGTGCCAGAGATCTACGTGATGTAGGCTCTGAGTATTTAAACGTCCAGTTTGGATGGGCACCACTCGTTAGTGAAGTTCACAACGTGGTCAATGCTGCCAGACACCATCGTGACATAATGAAGAATTATGCTCACAATGAAGGACGTAACATACATCGGCGATTTGATTTCTCTACTGAGACGGAGCGTGAAGAGGTTGAAATCTCTTCCGGAGACCCCATTGCAGGCGTTCTTTCAAAAGAATGGCTACATGCGGACTCCACTCCCCCAGTGCGTACCGTCTCTCTCACTCGAGAGAGGAAGCGATGGTTCGAGGGCTGCTTTACCTACGGTGGTCCGGGTATTACTGACAATTTTACCCGTCACCTAGGCTTCGGCGAAGAAGCCGATGCAGTCTACGGACTATCACTTACTCCAGATGTTCTCTGGAACGTTGCGCCCTGGTCTTGGGCCGTCGATTGGTTTACGAACGCAGGCGACGTTATTCATAACGTCTCCAACTTCGCAACCGCCGGTCTTGTTTTGCGGTATGGGTATATGATGGAAGAATCCATCGAAACCTATAGCATGAATTGGGCAAACGGTAGATTCCTGACTTTTGGAAATAAGCCAGGGTTTACCCGACGCATTTTTGCAGGCTCTGGATCGCGCGGTTTTAGGACCGTGTCGAAAACCCGAGCCCCCGCAAACCCCTTCGGGTTTGGTGTTGGTTGGGAGGGTTTGTCACCTACCCAACTCGCCATAACTGCAGCAATTGGTATCACCCGATTGTTGTAGTAGTTGTTCATACTACGATCAATTAGGTGGTCAATCCACCATTACCAAAGGAGTGTGCCTATGGCACTGACCGACCCCCAGAAATTCAAAGAAGTAGCTGGCACGGAAGTTACGGCTCCCCGCGTTGATGCGGGAAGTTATAAGTCCGTGTACCAGACTTCTGACGGCTTGAATCGGTTGACTCTCTCTACGAGTGAGTCTAATTCTGATCGCAAGCGTCATCTGGTAAGGATCGACGTCGAAAAGCTCGCTACCAATGTGTTCGAAGAAGCCAGAAAAGAGACTGTCTCCATGAGTTGTTATCTCGTGGTTGACCGTCCCAAGAATGGTTACTCCGTTGCGGAAGCGAAGAAACTGGTTGAAGGCCTTGTGGGTCTTCTCTCAGCTTCGACGTACACGCTTACGGAAAAAGTCCTCGGCGGCGAGAGCTAAACCGCTCTCTACGCCTTTGGACTTATTCATCGATTTCCGGTCAGGGAATCTCTGAATGTTCCGTAACACATTATCTACCTGGGCCTTATTTCTTGAGGCTTTTGTAGAATTCCTCGAAAGGAGGTAACGTGGCAGGTTATGATTATAACCATGCCTCTTCCGGCACTAACCATGCGGTCACGGTGATTCTCATCGTTGCTATCATGGTAGTACTGGGAGGCTTGACGATAGGCCTGAATATCCTCGATCACATTTAGTGATCTACCCGCCGTGGTGGCGGTTATGGATATTCTCCCTTCAGTGCGGCAGGCTAAGGATAATAACCTCTATCAGGAGGCATTATGAAAAGCCTGATCACACTCTGGAATGTGTTAGCCAACGAATTGGCTAGCAGATGTAGCACGAGCACCACCATGGACCAGAAAACGGTCCATGAGCGTGTCGAACATGAG